GTCTATACCACATGACTCTCGAAAGTTTCCACTAACGAAGGTCTTATTGGTATTTACCTTACAGTTGTACTTTTGTAGGTAATCGAGAACAACATCCGCATCCGTGGATGGGACGATAATATCGTCTCCATACACGTAAAGACTACGAGAAACAAAATAAACGTTTCTACGAGTCTTAGGAAGGTTCCTGGATTCCAGTAAGGCAATTACACATATAGTGTAAAAGTACATAGCCTCAATTGGAAAGCAGAGAGCACTACCCATAGAGGCGAACTTCAAAAGCGGAGAAATAATTTTCCCACTCGGAAGTTCAGCTCTGGTCGAACGACATGAATCAATCATATCCCTAAGTTCGGGATTCCATTGAAACATCTCTAAGGCCAGTTCCCGAGGAACACGGTCACTAGCATCAGAAAGATCGATCGTTGCTAATCGACCAGTCTTCGAACCTTCTATAGCCAACCTTTGGTTAATAGATTGGTCATCAAAATTTACATGACCTTTTGTTAACCAATACGATTGAAGCCGTTCATAAAGAACGTCTTTAATCCCTTGTTGCACATATTGCATGCAAGTGGGTTCAATGGCTATAACGCGGGGAGTCTTAAGCGTTTTAGGAACGGTGACAACCCTAACGGGCTGTTCTTGATCCTCTGGCACAATAGTGACTTTCTTGAGCTCTTCACCATCGAAAGGAGTACCCAAAGGGTATCCCATATCGATTAAGGGGAAGAAAGGCTCAAGTCTATCATGCCAGCGACGCCACTGATACTTCCGATTACCGGAAAGTTTATCAGCGGTGGCACCAGGTCCATGCGAAGGAAGAATGTCACAGGCTCGTATAGAGCTGAGGCAAACACTCCAGAGCATACAAGCAACAGAACGAAAATCGTTCCGAGCTTGATCTGGTACTGAAAACGACGAAAGACTTTGCTCAATTGACTCGAATGACGCAAGCGATGCAGATACCCTTTCGGGACTGCATTCAAATTCCACTTTCTTGAATGTAAGACAAATTTGTCGAACAGAATCAATAATAGTGGAAAGATCGCTTGTAGAGCCTCCAAGAAATGGGGGTTCACTTTCATAGTTAATTAACCTTCCTGTCTCACGGTCAAAGATCAGACTAGTCATACCTTGCAAAAATGCAGGGATTCGGCCACCTTTCACTTTGCGAAAGCAAGAGAAAGATGTAGAGTCTATAAACCCAACAGCGAGAGCTCTTTCGAGGTCTCTCGCAAACGTGGGTAGGGTTATCGTTAAAAATGATAAACCCTCTTCTTTGACCCGTGTCTTGATAGTCATCAAGTCACGTAAATCAGAGACATCAGCGGAGCATTTAGCGGTAGCGTCTCTATAGACGGCATCCGCTATCTCTAGATAGTCACTTACGTTGCTTTTCATGCTACCTCCTCATTCGGGGGCCAGCATCAAGCCACGTGTTCGCCTATCTACTGATGCCAGATGGCACCAGTAGCAAACTGGAACCACCATCGGCGAAAAATTAAAGTTGACAAAGCTACTTTTGTAGCTTAACA